CTGCAACACCTGCATCGCCAATCGCAGCAACGGCCGCGCGGCGGCCAGGGCGCGGCGACGTGACCCGCCCTGATACAAACCCAACCGCCGCCGAGCTGCGCCGCGCATTCCAGCGCAGCGGCTTGTGGCGGCGGGGCTGGAATTACCAGCGGGCCATCACCACGCCGCTGATTTTAAAAACACTGGAGGCGCAAGCGCGGGCCGCCCGCCTCATCGCCGAGAGACAACAACCCCCCCCGCCCGATCAGCTTGGGCTTATTTGAAAGGAGCAGCACCCATGTCACGCCCCATCAGCGAAACCCTGCACCACATCGGCGGCGGCGCCTTTGTGGATCAGGCTAGCAACAAGCTTAATGACTTAGTAAACGCCGTGGGCGATACCGGAAAATCCGGCAAGCTGATATTGGAGATTACCGTAAAAAAAGCCACGCGCGGCGGCGCCATGCACATCACCGGACGCTCCACACTCAAGGCGCCGGTCACTGACACGATGGAGGCGATGCTCTTCGCCACCCCCGAGGGCAATCTCGTTGCAGACGACCCGCAACAAAAAAAGCTCGACCTTAAAATTGCAGACGCGCCCACGAATGCGTCGTTGAAAAACGCATAAACACCACCTCCACACAGGAACGCAACAATGACGCCAATCAAAAGCGAAACCCTCTCGTCAAACACCGCCGAAAACATCGCCGAAACCCTCGCCCGCGAGCTGAAAACCCCGTATGAGATCGCTGGTGTCGATAACATCCGCCGCGTGGCCCTGCCGCCCGGATGGAAAATGGACCAGTTTGACGACTCGATCTTGCTCCCCCATCCATTAAAAAAGACAGCCTCGGCCACGCTTAACGACGCGGTCAGCTTTATCGCTTATCTCAAACGCCACGCCGACCCGCTGACCACCACGGTGTGGTGCTTGGCTAATTACACCCAGTGCGAAGTCAAGTTCACGGCCATCATTGACGACCACGGTGGCGCGGGGGATCTGCCGAGGTGGAAAAAACACAGCGCTACCTATGCGCCCGCGTTCTCCAGCGAATGGAGAGAATGGGCCGTAAACAATAAAAAGCCGATGAGCCAGGCCGATTTTGCCCAATTCATCGAAAACAATCTGCGCGACATTACCGGCACCTCCGGCGGCGCCACGGGCGCACAGATGCTTGAAATGGCGCTTTCCTTTGAAGCAAAACAAGACAGCCGATTTAAATCCGCCATTCGCCTGCAAAGCGGCGGCATTCGCCTGTCATTTGTCGACGATCAAGACGCCGCCACCGTCGCCGCGATGGATATATTCGACCGCTTCGCCATCGGCGTGCCAGTGTTTTGGAATAGCCAGGCCTATCAGATCGATGCGCGCCTGCGCTACCGCGTGCGTGAGGGAAAGTTAACGTTTTGGTATGAACTCATCCGCGCCGACAAAACGCTGGAAGACGCCACCACCATGCTCATCGATCTTATCAAGACGCAAACGGAGCTGCCGTTTTTCTTTGGTGCGGCGTGATGGAAAAACAAAAAAGGCAATCCGCGGCGAAAACAAAATATTGTAGTGACCTATAAAGGAAAAAAATGTATGGGCGTGAATTGGGTTTCGTCTCAGCGTGGTGAACGCCATCACCGCGCAAAACTAACCGGGCGCAAGGTGCGCATGATGCGGCGGCTTCACGAAAAAAATGGATTATGTATGGCATGTGTCGCGCGCCTTTACCACGTTAATCGCGGCACCGCTTTCGATGCCATCACATATAGGACTTGGGTTCATATTAAATAAAAAAAGTGGGTGAATTATGTTAATCGGACTCACCGGCAAAGCGGGGGCGGGCAAGGATACCGTCGCCCACTACTTATGGCACGCGTACAATTTCAGACAACTCGCGCTTGCAGATCCTATCCGCCGCGGCCTTGTCGCAATGCTCGACTTGCCTGATGACGCGTTCTCTCCCGCCAACAAGGAACGAAACATACCCTGGCTCTGGGAAAGCCCGCGCGCGCTCATGCAAACTCTGGGCACTGAGTGGGGGCGGAATTTAATCCGCGATGACATATGGATTCGTATTGCCGACAGGGCCGTTACGCGTTTGGGGATAGAAAATCCACTAAGCCACACCGTCATTTCAGACATTCGAATGCCCAACGAGGCCTACTGGATACGCAGAAGAGGCGGGCGGCTATGGCACATCAACCGCGATGACGCGGCCAAAGTGAGACCGCATATCTCAGAGGCAGGCCTGGAAATCAGGCCGGGTGATGTGGTGATAAATAATGACGGCACCCTCGACCAACTACACGCCAGCGTCAGGAGCATCATAACGACATCGCACGAGACATTACTGTGCAGGCACACGGTTATAAAACTATGACCGCCCTCACTCTCTTTGCCAGCACCTTCGCCCTTGTTTTTTTCTTGGGCTTGCAATCGCTCAACGTCAATGGCGGGCACTATTGGGCCGCGTTTTTTACCAGCTTCGGCATCGGCATCGGCAATCTGCTGCTTTTTAAATTGGCCCCCAACGCTACCGGCATCGAAATCGCCGCCTTCCTCGGCGGCGGACCACTGGGCATCATCGCCAGCATGCGCGTGCATCGCCGCTTCCTTGCGCGTAAACAGAAATGAAAGACGCCACCCACCCGCAAACCGCACCACGCCCACCCGCCACCCCGGCGGGTGACGCGTCGGCCCTGGTGCGGTTGCTGGCGGCGCGGATTTTTGAAGACTATTTGGCGGAAAGGAACCGTAATAAATCAATTGGAGAAAAAACATGATTAAGCAAGAGCTCATTGAGACGAAGCGCGGCGATAGCAGACCAAAACGCGGCGGGCATAAGTTGATTGCCAGGGAATGCGAATTAGAAGTTGCGACGATGGCTACCCGAGCGCCACCATGCGGAGGCGGCAATGAGAGCTTTTAGAAAAGACGGAAATTTAGTTATAGAAATTAACGAGGATGCACTGGTTGATGGAGTGAGACTGATATCAGAGAGCCCATCATTTAAGGTTACAGATAGAGAAAAATATTTAGACTTCTGCGTAAATCAATTTTGCGACTTTGGGGATAGTGGTGATTTTAGTGCAGCGTCACGGTTAACGACACTCATAGACGACTTGGTGGAGCACGCAGCAGAGTGTGATGCGGGTATTGGGGAAGATTACTAACGGAGTCTAAAATTCGAGATGACAAACAATTAAAGGAAATGCAGAATGAACCCGCTTTGTATCTATCACGGAAACTGCGCGGACGGCTTTGGGGCTGCGTGGGTATTCAAAAACTTCGCCGACAGGGAATTCGATTTCCATGCTGGCATCTATCAATCAGCCCCGCCAGACGTGACCGGGCGCGAGGTATACATGGTCGATTTTAGCTATAAGCGGGCAGTGGTTGAAGAAATGCTAAAAGTGGCCACGCGCGTCGTGCTAATAGATCATCACAAAACAGCCATCGAAGATCTGGCCCCATTAATCGAGTCCAAGCAGATTGAGGCACTTACCGATGTTAATCACTCCGGCGCTGTCTTGGCGTGGATATGGTTCAACGGCCACGTTTTTGAGCAGATGCCGCTACTGTTAAAACACATCGAAGATCGCGACCTTTGGAAATTCGCGCTTGAAGGAACTCGCGAAATACAAGCCAATCTTTTCAGCTACCCATATGATTTCAAAGTGTGGGACACACTCATGGCAGCCGACGTGCACAGCCTAATATCAGACGGCGCAGCGATAGAGCGCAAGCACCACAAGGACATTCTTGAGCTGTTAAGCGTCACAGAGCGGCGGATGGTAATTGCAGGGCATTCAGTGCCCGTGGCCAGCCTACCCTACACCCTCAGCAGCGATGCGGGTCATCTCATGGCGCTAGATGAGCCATTCGCCGCGTGCTATTGGGACACATCCGAGGGAAGAACTTTCAGCCTGCGTAGCAATGATGAGGGCCTCGACGTGTCAGAAGTGGCCAAAATCTACGGCGGTGGCGGGCATCGGAATGCGGCAGGTTTTAGTGTGGACCGCACGCACGAATTGGCGGCTAAATGATAAACGGAGGAACAGATGCCAGAGACAATTACTTTGCACAAGTGTGAACACATCGGCGTTGCCGGTACGACTGACGTGCATATTAAGGCGCTCCCAGATGGGCGCTTTGAGGCCCGTTGTGGCGTTGCGTTTATGGGTGCTACGAACATGGACGAAGCCGGTTTCAAAGCCTGCAATAGCGATCCGTTTCACGACTTGTTCCATGATAACTACGCCTCGGGGAAGGGAGCAACCGAAGACGAGGCGCTGGACGCCATGAAGAACGACATGAAGTCATTGGCGGCTTCTTTATGGGCAAATTGACGCCCAACGCAGGATAAATGGGGTCTGACCCCATTCACCTTACCCCATTCACCTTACAACAGGAGAGAACATGGATTACAAAAGACTAAGCGACGACATAGCAGACCTTGTGGTTGCCCGCCTAAATTACTTTGACGAGATGCCAAAACTTGTTGGGACCGACTACAGCTTCGACGATGCCCTGGCCGCGATGAACTCCGGGGCGGATCGGTACAGGAATGACCCAATCTTTCGAGCGAAGGTGATGTCTCTCGTTGCTGACGTGATGGTCGCTGTAAGGCGCAACGTAGAGCGCTCTAACGTTGCAAATAACGCGACCATGTAGCAGAGCGAAGCGGCGCGGAATGGGTCGCTGTTAATTTGCCTTGTTAGGCACCTTTAAGGAGAAATTAAATGCAACTACTAACTGAATATTTTGAATTACAGAAGAAAGTACACGAGCATTTCGGCTATACAGAAGATTGGGTTGCTATACCTCTTGATGATGGTCACAAATACTTTTGGCGCATTCGAGAAGACGGAAGCGGTGGAGGGACTGTTTGCTTTGCTGATACAGAGCAAGAACTAAAGGACGAAAACGGGCAATATTACGAGAGCGAAATTTATACCCAGCGTTTTTTGCCAAAGTGGATTTACCGGGCGGACGACTTTACGATGGTGTGCGTTGACACCCATACAGACGGCAACAAGTTCTTGCAGGTGTTTGACAATGCTAAAGAACGTAAGGATGCCTAACTCTAAATTATCCGGCAATTCCGCCGCATAACTCGGGACGCTACGCCGCATAACCCGGCTTGCCAATCTCAAGTTCTTGTTCTATATATGTGTGGCACCGGCAAACGCGGCGCCAAATAAAATGAAGGCATACGGAGCGAGAAACATGACCCCCGCTATCTACGCCCGCTATTCCAGCGACAACCAGCGCGAAACCTCCATTGAGGACCAACTGCGCGCCGGCGCCGCGCGCTGCGAGCGCGAAGGCTGGCCCGCGCCGCGCTGCTACACCGACGCCGCCACCAGCGCCGGCACGCCCACGCTGTTACGTGACGGCGGCGCCCGCCTCATGGCCGACATCCGCGCCGGCCTGATAGATATATTAATCATCGAGGCGCTAGACCGCTGCTGGCGCGACATCGTCGACCAAGAGCGCACCGTGCGCGAAATCGAGCGCCACGGCGTGCGCATCATCGGGATGCAGGACGGCTATGACGGCCAGCGCGAAGGCCGTGAAGTGCACCGCGGCATCATGGGCGTGCTGAACGAGGAGCAACTGCGCATCATCGGCAAAAAAACCCACCGCGGCCTAGCCGGGCAAGTCGCGCGCGGCCTTCGCGCTGGCGGCCTGCCCTACGGCTATCTGAGCGCCGCCGCCGACGGCGGCCACCGCCTGGCGCCTCACCCCGAGCACGCGCCGGTGGTGCTCGAAATATATCAGCGATTCGCCGCGGGCGAATCCCCGCGCGCCATCGCCCACGCCCTCAACTTCCGCCGCGTCCCCTCACCGCGCGGCAGCACCTGGGCACTGTCCGCCATCACCGGCCACGCCGGCCAGCAAAGCGGGATCCTCCGCAATCCGATCTATCGCGGAGACTACGTGTGGAACAAATCCCGCTGGGTCAAAAACCCCGACACCGGCATCCGCGCCCGCATCGAGCGCCCGGAATCGGAATGGCAGCGGCAAACC